CTCAGCTCAAGCGATCCCAATCCTCGAACCGCTGAAGGTCCGCACCATCACTAAGGGTGCGGCCTGCGAATACTACGAGGCCCAAAGACTTGCAAAACATCTAACCCACTGCATTAAAACTAACAAGAAACTCCAACCCTTCTTCCCTGCCCAACGCGGGCCCGTCACGGAAGCTCACCTCCAGCCCTTCATGGACTGCGAGGAAGTGCTCTCTGGAGACTACAAGGGGGCAACAGACACACTGCGTCGTGATATTTCCGAATTCACGATCCGTCAGATCTGTGAAGTCATGGGTGGCTCGTACGCCCGCCCTGACTACCAGAATCTGATGGTTGCATGTCTGTGCCGCCATGTCCTCCACTATAAGCACAAGACCTCCGACGGGACCGAACACGAGTGGTCCATTCAACAAGAACGTGGACAGCTCATGGGCTCCTTCCTCTCCTTCCCCATCCTCTGCATCATCAACCTCGCGATCAATCTCGTGTTCCTAGCAAGGACACAGAGACAGATCCCGGTTGAGATGGTAGAGTGGGAACTCTGTGCCCGTTTCCCTGGTGACGCGATCATGCAATCGCTCACCCTGCAGGAACTGGCCCAGACGGCCTGGCCGGAGGGACAGGACGGACCAATTCCCCTAATCGTCAATGGGGATGATGTCCTTCTTGGTACAGGAAAGGGAGGTCTACATGGGTGGGGTGACCTAATCCAGGGTGTGGGCTTCACGAAGTCCGTTGGGAAGAACTACGTAAACCACGAGTTCTGCTGCATCAACTCGCAGTTCTACCAACGGGCTTCCGTGGGCCAACCGTGGGTCTACTTCCGTGGCCCCCGTGTTGAGAACATCTTCAACACGCGTTGGCGCATGGAGGTTGACCCCAGGGACAAGTCCGCGCAGAGAACCGGGTCCACCGACCGATGGGAGGTGGGCCCCGGCCTCGCGGGTGACCTCCACCACGACCTCGTGGCTTCATGCCAGGGGCTTCCGGGGTGCGAGGCCATGCGAGTCGAGTTCATCTCGCGCAATCGGACCTCCCTTGAGGAGCCCAAACGGCCGTGGTTCGTCCCAACCCTGTTGGGGGGCCTCGGACTCGTGGGTGAGAGATCAAAGAACGAGGGCTTATACTGCGCCCTCGCGCTCCGACTCCACTCCACGGGTAAGGGCCTCCCGGTTTCCAAAGTCTCCATGACTGAGAAGACCGTGAGCCCTGCCGACGAGGCCCATGCCACCTGCGCCGCTGAATTCATGCGCGCCAAAGGCTGGCACACCCAACTGGTCAAATGCAATCCCCAAGTACAACCGACAACAAACGAAAAACCTAAACTACCACTATCTGTCCTACAATTTTCCCATTATGGGCTTGTTGGTCGCGAAGTCAGCATGTATTCTTTCATGCGTGACACGACGAAAATCCGACACCTAATGGGCCGCGCGTCCCGAGCACAAAAACTCGAGCCGTATTATGGCGACGTCGCACAACTATGGACACACACAAGTAACACAGAAAAACAAAGCAACACCGGATATCTGGAAGGACCCTCGCCTGCTGGGGAGCAGACGAGTTAGATGCCACTACGA